CAGCAAGGTAAGCTCAGGGTATCAATTGAGATTGACGCAAAAAGACCTTGAGGAAGCTAACGAACTGAAAAAGGAAGTTTACCGCCCTCAGCTTGTCCAGCTTGTCAAAAACATGATGCTTTGCTATTCCATATCAAGCAGCGATTTCAGATTCCCCACTGACATTGACGTGTATTTCAATTACATTGACAAGGAATTCGCTGCCAACCCGATTGAAACTACTACGCTCCAGATCACCAAGATAAACGCTAATCTAATGAGCTTGCCTGATGCTATTCGTGAAAACAATCCGAGTCTAACTCAAGAGGAAGCCATAGCCGAAGCTGCCAGAATCAAGGCCGAGAATAATGCAGGAACAGTCCGGCCTATCACTCCAGAGGATTTGAACCGTGTCTAATCTTGCAGAGCAGCAGGGAATCCAGTTTGAAACCAACCTCAGGCAGGTTGTAAACCGCTTTCAGGCATTGATAATCAAGACGGCCAGAAGCGGCTATATGTTCAGCGTTAACGCAGATGAGCGGATTCGCTACGCTCCAGAGCTTTATAGCGGGCTTGTTGATGCCCTGCAACAGAGCGGTTATTTAAGCCTTGTTAGTGATCTCATAGAGCAGGATAGGGAATTGATAGCTGAAGTCAAGAGCTTGCGAACTGCAAAAGGATTACCAACGCAGTTCAGCAAACAAAGCTCCGAAGCCTTGGCGGCTTTCCAGAATCTGGAGTTTGCCCAGTTCCAGAATATAAGCACCGGCTTTGTCAATTCACTGCACCAAGAGCTCATGAATTATGCGCTAACCGGTGTTGACGAGGCAGTATTCATTGAATCAATTCGCAACATGCTGGAAAGCAAACTGCAAAAGTATGCCACTACCTACGCATACACAAGCAGGGCAAAGTGGATTCAGCAAGTCCAAGACGAAGCTGCCAAAAATTATGATGATGAACTGTTTTGGGAGTATGTGGGCCCGGAAGATGACAGGACAAGAGACGCCTGTATCGAGGGCTTGAATCAGCAATATTTTACCGATGCTGAGCGCATGGAATTCGAGGCCAGAACGGCAGACGAAAGGGCGTGGAATTGCCGGCACGTATTTGTTCAAATAACCAAAGAAGATTATGAAAAAGGCATAAAATGACGGTTCAGCAGATAAAGGACAAAATAACAGAGCTTTACGGATTGCGCATGCAGTGCATAGACATAGCAATGGCCGATGAGCTATTAGACCAAATTTACGGCCTTAAAGATATGTTGATTAAAAAATACGAAAAAATAATAGGAGATAAACATGGCACTACGGAATGATGATACATTCGTTGTGGTCAAGACCACTGGGGCGGGTAGGCAGGAATTAGTTCCGCTGTCCGATTTGAACGACTTTATCAGCGCAGAGGAGCAATCCGAGCTTACCGCATTGCAGGAGCAGGTTGGCGATTATGACCCCGAAAGCACAGAAAGCACCATAACAGACGATTTGGCTTTGCTCCAAACTGAGGTAGAGACAGCAGATACAGGTCTGCTTGACAGGGCTACTGTTCTGGAAGGGAAGGTTGAGGATTTAGAGGATATCAAAATTGAGGAAACCAGCCCCCCAACAATGGCTGTTGCCGCCACCGACAGCATTACGCTTGATACCGAGATAAGCCTTGACTTCACTGCAATAACAAAAGGCGAAGCTGGCAATACCATAAACGTAACACTGATCGATCCAGAAGCTTTGAACGAAACAATAGATGTTGTGGTTGACGGAACTGCCATTAATGTTACGCTGGCCAGCGATGGTGAAGGAATCACAAGCACCGCAGCCAACGTCAAGACTGCATTAGACGGAACTCCCGCAGCGGTAGCGTTGGTTGAGACTACAATCACGGGAGCGACAGGGACACTTGCCGTTGCCGGAGCTGCCAAGCTATCTGGTGGTGTTGACGGAACCCCTGCAACTCAGGGTAAACGCATTATGGACACCGAAAGTGATCCGTGGAAGCTATGGGTAGCGTTCAAGGAATGCACCATCAGCAATACTGACGGCTGGAAATCAATTTCTGTGGATACAGAAGAATAAAAAGGAGAACACTATGGCACTTAAGGAACTCTTGGATAAGATTGCAAGCAAACTTCCTGCGGATGCAGACAGTGAGCTTACTTCCGCTCTGGCAGATGCCAAGCGTGAAGCCCAGACAGTGCTTTCGGATTTATCGTCTGCCAATGCCGAAGCAAAGAAATACCGTGAATCATTGAGAGCAAAGGAAGCTGAACTTGAAACCGCTAAGGCTGAAGTAGAAAAACACCAATCACCTGAAGCTAAGAAAGAACTGGAACGGCTTAAGGCGATTGAAAAGCAATTCCAGGATGCTCAAGCTGCTGCGGATGCTAAGCTGAAAGCAGACTGGGAAACCAAGTCCAAAAACATTCTCGTGGATAAGACTTCTAAGCTATACGAAAAAGCGGAAAAGGTCAAGGGGAAGTTCACCTTTGCACCGGAAGGGCAAGAGCTGACCATTGACCAGATCAAACAAAACCTGTCTGCTTATGAGCTTTTGGAAACCACAGGATATTTCACCACCGAAACCAAAGATGCGGGTGGAAAAGCACCAATAAACAAAGCCAATCCACCTGAACAATTCAAATTTTTCAAAGAAGGAAATTAAACATGCCGACATTACAAGAACTTGCCATAACGGCAGGATCACCTCAACAGGTAGTAATCGGGAACCTAATCAAATACTTGGGTGTTTTGGAAACCGCCCAGGTTGGGTTTAGCTCCGATCACTTGCGCCACGAATATCCCGTTGCTGCTGATGACCCGACAGCTGCGGTAAGAGCCGTCAACGGGTCAATTGTGCCATCAAGCGGAAGAGAGATTCTTGCCTCTCTTACTTTGCCGCAAATTGGAGCGTATGCTTCCGTAGATATGAATATTGCCAAGAAATGGGGTGGAATTGCTCAATACCTGAATCAACCGAACCGAACAAACGCTTATATCCGCTCAGTTCTGCAGAAGTTTGAGCAGTCTGCGATTTATGGGGATAATGCTACTTTTGGCGTTGCCGACGGATTCAAAGGATTTCATCAAATCGCAAAAGCCAACAGTGCAGTAACCCAACTTAGCGGAACCACAGGATCAAGAACTACAATATTCTGCGTTCATTACAGCCCTGATGAAGTTCAGTTTGTAATTCCCGAAATGCTGAATAGCGGGCTGCTTGTCAACGCTGAACTGATCGCCAATGGAGCACTGCAAGGAATTACGACAAACACCAGCACAGACGCCAGAAAGCTTACTTATGAAGCTTATTACTATCTTAACGGAGCATTCCAAGCTGGACACAACTACGCTGTTGCCGCAATTACCCAATGCGACAGCACACATAAGCCAACTGCATTACAGATTGACCAGATGATCGACCAGGTAAAGGGCATGGCGGATGGCATGACTTTCATATACGTGAACAGAACTGGCCGCCAATATATCCGAAATCTAAAATCTACAATGTATGTTGACACCGCTAACACTGCTTATAACACTGAGGTTGCATCTTGGAATGGAATCCCAGTTATCTTGACTGAAACAATCCTCAGCACCGAAACCACGGATTTGGATTAAAGGAGGTATCTAATGGCTTACAAAAATAAAGCATACGTAAAAGATCAAAACCTGATTCTAAGTGCGGCTCAAACCCTCCCCAACGCTACCTCCGCAGATTCCACCAATACTGTAATGTATGGAGGAAACACTGCTGGAAAAATCAAAATCGTGGTCAAGGCGGCTTCCGCAGTGGCAATTGCTAATGGTCAATACCTTACCATCGTTGCAAGCTACGGAGCCACAAGCTCACCAACTGACACACTCGATAAAACTCTGCTACATAAAGGAAACGTATCTTATGCTGCAGGCGAAACGATCTGTGAAGAAATAATTCCAGATTCGCTGCCAGACACCTACAAATATGTTAAACTGACTTATACCACCACAGCAAACGAAAGCACCGAAACAGTGAACGCTTTCGTTGCTTTGACTTAGAACTCCTAAACCAGCGGGGCGGGTTTCTTCATTTTACCGCTCCGCTCCCTTCGGGGACTGGATTGACATGGCATGGACTGACAACGAACTGAGCACATTGGCAAGCCTGGCAAAGCACGAGGCCGAGATCAATAATCTTGCGCAACGATATACCAGGATCGCCTTGGTGGTGAGCGCAGCCAATAAGATGACTGCCTCTCCTAACACCCTTACCGGAATCACGGCAATTGACAGCAGTGGAAATACTACTGAGCTTGTCTATGCTGATGGGAAATGGGAAATAGGCATTGGAACCTACGTTAAGTTTGTTTGCTCTGCGCAGAATACCTATTTTAGCTTGCTGGAGGGAACGAACTCCACTCTATATTCTGCTTCTGGAACCTATACGCTAACCTTCCAGGATAAGCCAACCTGGGCAGATGTTGAGCTTGTTTCGGATTGGCAGCCAAAAATCGAGCTTGCAAAGGACACGATATACAATCATCTATCCAGCAGCCTGTCAACTCGAATATCTTCATATTACATATCTGATGTCATTGACGGGATAGTCAATCCTGAGATTCTTGCGCTGGCTTCAGATTACAAAGCGTTAGAGCTTATCTTCCTTGACCTGCTTGGAAAAATAGGCACAATGGAAACGATCCAAAGCAAAATTGACTATTACCGGATAAACTACCAGCAGCAGTTTGACAGCGTGATAACGGCTCTGGATTTCGGGGACTATAGCTATTTGTTTCAATCCAATACGGGAAGGATTGTCCGTTGATTACTTTCGATACCAAGGCTCTGGATAAGGGACTGCAAAATATTGCTATCGCAGTGATTAAGGCAATCAGGGATAACACCAAGAAAGGCGTGGATATGAACGGGAGCAAGTTCAAGCCATATTCTGCTGCTTATCGAGAGTGGAAAGTGGATTGGATGCGGAACGGGAAAAAGGCAAACAATGCAAAAAGCAGAGTATCCAGCAACCCCACTGTCAACCTTATGCTGCGTGGCGTTATGCTCAACAGCATAAGCAAATCCAGAATCAAAGACGGTTTCGATGTTTACATTGCAGACAAAAACAGGGCATTAATTGGCTTTGCGCATCATACCGGAACTGGACAGCCAAAACGTGAATTCTTTGGCGTTTCCCCTGCAAAGGAAAAGGAACTCTATCTACAATATCTTGGCAAGCTGCCACTGCTGAGGAAATCATGACCGATAAGCAAATCCTTGTCCTGAATAAGATCGTAGACCTCTGCAAGGCTGTTTCTGGCGTCAATTACGCTGCACTCTATCCTGATGGCATAGCCAACACAGGGCAACGCTTTCCGGCCTGTATTGTCCGAGATGGGGATGAGAACGCCGCTAATTACAACACAGGCCAACAGGTGATTTACGATTATGCGGTTGACATAATTCTGCATGTGGAAATCCGGCCTGGGATCACAAGGATTCAGGATGTGCTTTCCCTGCAAAACAAGATAATCACTGCAGTAATAACAGACCTATCATTGTCTAATCTTGTCCACAATGTAGTAGGACATAGCGTGTCAAAAGGAGATAACCAAGAAACATTACTTGATTCCAGTTCTGGCTATCAAGGCGAGATTACAGCCAGAGTGATAACTTTCAATCTACAGATAAAAGACACAAGGAGCTAACCATGCGAGTGAAGTATATTGGCAAGATGCCTTATCGCAC